GTTAAACAATTCTATTCGTTCTGAATCTGTTTTAGCAAAATACTCTAATAAAGTTATTTCTGTTTCACCAACTTTAACAGTATCATCTTCCCATGCTTTACTTCCAGCATCAAGTTCATCAGTTGTTCCTTTTCTATCAATAGTATATTTGACACCCTTATATTCTATATGAAGACCTTTACTACGATTTCTTCCTTCAGCAACAAATGTTGGTGGTTTAACTTCTCCTGGTTTTTCTTCAACTGGTTTTTCTTCAACTGGTTTTTCCTCAGCAGGTGGATTGGTTGTTCCACTGCCAAATTCACCACTTCTATCACCACCAGTATTTTTTTCACCAGTTCCTTCATCTTTATCTATAAATTCATCATCTTTTGGTTTATCGGGTGGTGTGTCTGTTCTTCCTCCAGTTTCTCCGCCGGTTTGACCTCCACCGGTTCCAGTATTAGCTCCTTTATCTTCTTCATCATCACCCGAAGTATTACCAAAAGTTCCATTAAGTAATTTCTGTATAAAACCAGAAATTGCATTATCATCATTTGTTTGTTCTTCTCTTGGTGGATCTTTTTTAACATCTTTATTACCGGATGAAACAACGGCACCACCAGATGTTGTATCTCGTTTATGACCACCATCAGTATCTTGCCTCGTATTACCCAATTCTTCAGCAGTATCATCATCTACATTATCCCTTTTGGTATTAGTTCTATTTGTAGTATTGACAGACCGCCGAGTTTTATCATCTCTTGGTGCTTCATCTTGTTCTATATCATCTAATGGCATATTTTTTCTCTGTTAAATTTGTTATTTGTTATCCCATGCAATCAATATAGGTATTGGTCTACCTCCACCGCTAAGTTGTCTTCCGTTTAATGCAAATGATCTTGAAGCGCTACCGTCTGAAAATCCGCAAGCTTGGACTGGATCCTTCTTTTGATTATAGTAATCATTTATTGCATTGGCAGCTTTTCCAACATCTGCAACAGAATTTTCTCCCGCAAACCATTTTCCACTCTTTGTATAACCTATAAATGTGGTAGCACTATCAAAACCCAATTTGACTAATTCTTCAGGTGTCCATGATTTAGCAACCCCGTTCTTGATAGCAAGTGCTGAACCAGGAGCACCATATTTTATAGTTTTTGCTGTTAATACGGCTTTTGTAGAATCGACTTCAGATCCTGCACCATCTGACCAAAAATCTTTACCAAGTCCTAATTTTGGTCCGCTTGGTGTTATTGCAAAAAATGAGGCGTATTTTCTTGCTCCTTCAGCGGTTTTAGCACCATAATTTACACCATTTACAATAAATGCACCGGTTGGTTGTGCCCATCCCCAACCCGCGTCTCCTCTTTCAAACATACTCCAATTTATGAAATTTCTTAATCCAGAATTAAATTGATCCCAAGTTCTAAAATTACCAAATGGAGATTTTCTACCTTTAGCATATTTTGCAGTCCATGTAGAATTGTAGGGATTTGTTCCAGGATTACCAATTCCTCTAAAACATTCAAATTCCCAATGAGTTGCACCTTTTGCATTTGTATACTCACCCCTAATGTTGTAAATAATTTTGAATGATGCGGGATTTATTGATTCAGTAAATTGTATTCCAAATACACCCAATTTTATCAATTGTCCTGAAGTTGAGACATTAAACTCAAATGTAGTATTCATTTCTGGTTTTTTGTATATTACATTTATATCATATATTTTTACATTCCAAGAACCTTCGGATGTAATAAAATCACCGTCAATTTTTACTATACGGTTTCCAGCATCTTCTTCAAATCCACCTCCAATTTTGAAACGGTCTTTTCCAATAGATTGATTTGTAAGTTTTTTACCATTATTACCAGAACAATCAAAATTACCATATACTTGTTTTGGTGCAAAAGAAAGTGATGACAAAGATAAACCAGATGCCTTAAAGTCATCAACTTCTATATCTGCCATAGATGTTGGGAAAGAAGTAATATCCTTGTTACCACTAATATCGTAGTTACCTGGTTTGCCGGTTTTGGCATCTTTAACTGTTTTTGGTGCACCAACTAATGATGTTAATACATTTTTAGAACAATCAAATCTTGTTACACCGGTTGTAGTGACAACACCTAATCCACTTAAACTTGTAATTTTGTTATTACCACAATTAAAACCACCAGGACCAAAAGATGTAATTCCATTTCCATCCAATGATGTTAGAGCACAACTTGATACATCATATATGTGTTCTTTTTGACTTTTTGCGGTATCGGTAATACCATTTATTTTTTTAGGACCACCAGTAAGTGATGCAAGTGATTTATTATTATTTGCAATAAAAATACCAACTTCATCAGGTGCACCAGCAAGTGTAGTTATTTGGTTATTACTACAATCAAATGTTCCCTTAACAACCTTTGGACAACCAACTAATGTTGTTAAACCAACTTTACGGCATAAAAAATTACCTTCTATTGTTCCAAATGGGATTGCAAACTTTCCATTTTCAATAAGTTTAACCTTATCCGATTTACTCGGAATGTTTATTGTAACATCACCTTTAATTGATACATTTCCAGAAGCATCTATTGTTACTTCTGCTGATTTACCCAAACTAATTTGTGGATCCTTATCAACAACAATAGGATTACCTTTCTTATCTTTTTGAACTTGACCATCATCACTTACTTTCCAACCACGTAATCTACTTATTTTTTCCATTAGTGAAGAATTTGCAGTAGTATTTGCAACTTCGTCTGCAGTTGCATTTGTTGGTTGTTCTTCACCGTCTTCGGCTTGTGGTGCTTCTCTTTCTCCTCCTTCTTCTGGAGTTACTGGAGTTGGAATATCTGATTCTGATAATCCCCAAGCATCAATTAGTCTATCTAAATCTGGATCTTTTCTATTACGAAGTGATTGTAATGCGGTCAATGATTCGTCTGGAGAGATTACTTGTATAGCAGAGTATTTAATTCCACTAACTGTAATATAACCAAAAGCATCAAATGTAAATGAGGTTGAACTATTAAAGTCATCATCTGGACCCATTTGACTTTTTTGAAAAGATCCATCAGGTTTTGTATAAATTTCAACACCAGCACTTGATTGATTTGATCCTATTTGTGGAGACCAAGTTGTTGCAAATGCAACTTTCAATTTTTTAATAGAATTATCGGTGCCTTCTGGTGGTATTGTTGTATTTACAGTTCCACCTGCACCTTCTAATCCAAGTTGAACATCAGCGGGTGTTATTCTTCTTTCTGCCGGTCTTGTTACTTTTTTAGTTTCAACAATTGGTTCTGTTCCAATTTGATTACCATTATCGTCATACAATGGCCCACCACCTGAGGTTATTATCTCATAATCTTCCAGTGGAGCTTGAAAGTCTGAAATATAAATTGGATTTATTAAAGTTGTATTGTAATTAGAATTTTTCTTTTTCTTTTTTATCTCCATAATAGATTCGGGTGTAAAGTATTTATCATTTTCACCGTTATCCATACGAATACCTAAACGAGCAAGTGCACGAAGATAATTGGTATTTTCCTTTTCTTGTAAAAAATTAAAATCACCGCTAGCAAATGCATATCGATACTTTAATTCTTTTACAAGTCCTTTTTCTTTTCTTTCATCTTCTTTCATTTTATGTTCCGTAAATTTATTTATACTTATGGACCAGGTGGTTTTGGTAACGATGTAGCAGATTTACTAACATCTATATCCCAATTTATCGCATTCTTATCATACACAAATCCAGGTGGTGGTGTCCCAACTAGTATTATTTCACCAGTATTTGAATCTTGAATTATATCAGTAACCCAATCATATGTATAAATACTATATGTTCCATAATTTAGTGCTCCGGTAACGCCACCAGGTGGAGCAGTTTGACCATCAATAGTAACAACATACTTTTCAGGAACCTCATATTTTTCTCTCCAACTTTCATCAACTAAACCTGTTTTTGATGCATTATCTAATAAATCTGCATATGGATCAGCAGTTAAAGCAGCTGCACTATCATAGATGTTGCTTAGTATTCCTTCTTTCTCTATTTCCTTTCTTGTATCTATAACATCGTCATATACTCCCATTAACGCCGCTTCATCAGTCAATATGTCTGGATTATTTTTTATTTTTTCATATTTTTGTAATAATTTATTTTTTAAGTCAATACCAGCTGCTAAATTTTGTCTAAACTGCAATGCTTTATCAATAACAATACCACACTTTATTATGCTTAGACCTTTTAATTCAATGTGTGTAACTTCCTCTAAAATATCATTTCCTTGTGCGTCTTTTACAACTTTACCATCTGCACCAATTTTCTTTTTCTTTTCAAGTGGTGGTTTTAATTCTTGAATGTCTGTAAAACCAAGAGTTGTTGCAAGAGTTTGTTTTATTTTTGGATCTAATGGTCCCGCTCCAGGAATAACTTTT